CATTATTCAAATGGAACAACACTCAAAAAAAAAGATACTGATAGCAATACCAACAGCTAGATACATAGAACCTGAAACGTTTAAAAGTGTTTATGATTTAGAAATCCCAGACGGATACGAAACTGTATTCCAATATTTTTATGGATATCAAGTAGACCAGATTAGAAATTTAATAGCTGATTGGACTATAAACGGATATGATTATTTGTTTAGTATTGATAGTGATATTTCATTTAAACCTACTACATTAAAGAAAATGATAGAGCATGATGTTGATATAATATCTGGATTATATATTCAACGAATACCGGGCACACATCAGATAGAAATATACAAACATAATGACCATGGCGGCTATACTAATATTAGATATGAAGAAATTAAAGATAAAGGATTAGTAAAAATTGCCGGATGTGGAATGGGATGCACATTAATCAAAGCTGAGGTTATGAAAGCAATTGAATATCCACATTTTGTATATCATAGTGCTATTGATCATGCACATACTATAAGTGAAGATATTGATTTTTGTAGAAAAGTTAACGAAAAAGGATTTAGCATTTACACAGATACTAGTATAAAATGTGTACATAGAGGATCATCAGATTATGTAATTGACGATACTATCCCTGCGGTAACTGAAGAAGCTTCAACTCCTATTATTGAAAATGTTCCTTTACTTCCCAAAAACGAATACTTCAAATATTTATTTTCACAAATAGATATTAATCCAAGTACAATTTATGATATTGGTGCAAGTGATCTAGATTGGACCACAGAAACAAAACAGTTATGGCCTAACTCTACATACGTGGTATTTGATGCATTAAGTAATTTTGAAGAATTATACAAAAACAATAATTTATTATTTCATATTGGTGCGTTAAGTAATGAAACTGGACGTCCTGTTGAATTTACAAAAAATAATGAAAATTTAAACAATAGTGGATATTATAATGTTTCAACTAATTCAGAATTTTATACCTCAGTTACAATTGATGCCGTTACTCGATTAAAACAATTTCCAATTCCTGATGTATTAAAAATTAATACCTATGGATCTGAATTAGATATATTAAAAGGTACTGTTGATCTACTGCCGTCGGTAACTAGTATATTTTTAACATTGTATTTTCAAACTGATAATTTTTATACATTACCAACTGATAGAGAAATTTTTGAATTCTTAAAACTGCATAATTTTAAACTAGTTAATGAGTTTGATAAAAATAACGATTATACAAATTATCATTTTGTCAAGATTAGTTAACAACTGATAAATAAAATGGTTTAAGAAATCCGTCCAATTTTTTTGGGCTAATTTTTTTTAGGTTAAAAAAGGAAAACAAATGACACAACTAATATCACCAACAAAATTTACTGACACTGTGGGCCTTTTAAGGTCCTTTTTTTTAGACAAAGGCTTCTTAGAAGTACACACACAAAATAGACTAAGCATACTTGCTGCATGTGAAGATCCATTTAACGTAGCAACATACAATTATGCAGGCAATGTTTGGCCATTACCGCAAACAGGCCAGATGTGGTTAGAACATGAATTACTTACTAAGCCTTCTTCGAAAGGCTTTTTTTGTGTCTCAACTAGTTATAGGCAAGAACCAAATGCTATTCCAGGTAGACACGACATTATCTTTCCAATGTTTGAATTTGAAATGCCAGGCGATGTTAATGATTTAAAAGCAATGGAGTATGAGCTTTGTGAATATTTAGGCTTTGACCTGCTAACAGAAAAAACATATGCAGAATGGCAAGCACACTATGGCGTAAGTCAAATGGTAGAAATGGATGCACAACACGAATTAGCAATGGATGCAAACTTTGGTAGTTGTTTGATCACAGACTTTCCAGAAATTACTAGTCCTTTCTGGAACATGGCTAGAAACAATGACGGCAATACAGCAAAGAAGATGGATGTTATACTAGGTGGCATGGAAACTATTGGATCAGCAGAACGATCATGCGATGTTGATATGATGCGTGATACATTCCATAGCATCGTAGATGGAGAGTATTCAAAACTACTGTTTGAACTGTTTGGAAAAGATAGAGTAGAAGCAGAACTAGAAGAATTCTTAAAATTTGACTTTTTCCAAAGAGTTGGCGGCGGTATTGGTATGACAAGAATGATTGCGGCACTAGACAAACAAGGAAAGTTTGCCCTAGCCGCATAAATTAATCCAGGGTGGAGAAATTGGTAGACTCGCACGACTGTTTATCGTGTGGTAGATATGCTGCAATATATTTACCGTGTAGGTTCGAGTCCTACCCCTGGAGCCAGAATAGATTAACCCTTAGCTATTTAATAGCTAAGGGCTCTATCTATAATGTTTTACAAAGGCTATGCCTGTATACTTAAAATTTAATTTTATTAATCTTTTTTAGAAACAAAAGAATACATTTCTTTTGCCTTGTTCATCATATCTTCAACTGAATAAATTTGATATGCATCTTTAACTTCTTCGGCTGTTTTTTGACCTTGTTCATATAGATCATTAGCAAGTTGAATATTCATTTGATATTGTTGATCCATATAGTCTTTGGCCATTTGAAGCATTTCGGTTCTAATTTCAAAAGGATTTTTGTGTGTCATTTTTTTTACTCCTATGTGTTGTGTGTACTTAATATAACATATTATTTATGTGTTGTCAACTATCTCTTGTTCAATTTTAGGAAATGCTTCTACAATCATATCTACAATACGTAGATGTTGACTCAAGTCATTACAGCGGCCTGGATTAGGTACAGTATTTGCGCCTTCAACATAATCGCTTAACCGTTGTGCATGACTTACTTTGCCAAACTGGGCAAATAATCGACGTTCGTTTCCGCCATCCATATAGAACACTCTATCAGCCCAATCTATATCATCTTGTGTAATTTGTGAACTACGTATACCATGTTCTTTATTTGCAGTTGGCAGGAATCCTTTTTCTGCCAACGCTGTACGCATTTTCTTACCAGTAATTCTACCAGGAGTAGCCGCAACTCCGCAACTACGTGTGTTCCAATGTGGATATAATTGTTTAGCAATTATTTCTGCACTTGCGCTACGCTCAATATTTCCGTGACAAACAAATAGTGCTTTCATTTTCATTCCTTGTGTTATTTACAAACACACACTACAACAATTATTAAGTTTCGTCAACCTTTATCGCATCAGGATTTAACGGATCGTTGTGTTTTTCACTTTTACCATAGTTAGGATCATTTATTGGAGCACCAGTTTTCTTTAGGATCTGCATAACTAATTTTTTACAAGTGTCGTGATCTTCTGGAAGATTAAAATGTTCAAGTGCTTTTTTACTACCATAATCGATATCTTTATAGTCGCCGTCAAGCATAGCAAAGTTTTCTTTTTTTCTGTCACCAATCCATGCAGCTTTTCCTTTAACAGGAATTTCTTTGTCATTAGGAACTCTAGTACCTTTTCTCTGTGTTAGCCAATGTCCGTCTGGATGTATTTCATGACAGGGCATAAGAAGATCTAATTCTTCGCCGCCTTTATCTTTTGCAGCATTCCATACTAAAAATTCCCAAAAGTTTCTAAGAGAACACTCTTCTAAAGTATTGTTATCACGAGGGTGAGCATACTTAATAACTAATCGTTTATCAAACGGGTGATGCCATCCTTCGCGATATTTTCCAAAACCAAGACGATTATCTTGATTGTTGCGTACTTTTTTAATTACTTCTTCAAAGCTGTCAGAGTTATTAAAGTCAATTTCGCCGGTGCGATCAACTTCATCTAACGTAAGGGCTATTTCGTGATATCTCATACAGTATTTATCATTGATTTAATCTGTGCTAATATTACAAACTATCTTTTACATTAAATACTACACTGACTCTGCAACCAGAGTTAGTTTAGCGAAAGGAAATCCATATGGAAATCTTAACAAGAGTAAAAGGATGGGCAGGTGCTCTAACCGAAGTAGGCGTAAGTTTACTTTCACTAGGCATTATTTTAGAAGTGTTATTTAACGGACAAAATATTCCATTCTGGCCTAACATCAATATTATCGGTAATATACAAGATATTATTGCAGGCTTTTCAGCACAGGGCTTAGTAGGTCTAGTTGCAATATGGGTACTATATTCAATCTACAATAAAAAGTAAGAACACAGTACCCTTAAAGGAGTGACAGAGCTTTCTTGGCGGGTAGCTCTGTCATTTTTTAATTCATATTTGAAGGATTATATTGTTCTCCGTTGTATGCTGGATATGTTCCTTCTTCAACGCCAGCATTACAACCAAACACAACTATAGCAAGGAAAATACAAGACCAAAGTGCTACACGCTTTGACCAAAGCATAAATCCAGCAAATGCTGTTTCAGCTTGTGCTTGTGCAGCTTCACGAGTATCCATAATATTTTTCTCTCATCTTTATTTATAACTCGCCTAAAATAGATTTCATTTTCTTTTTAGATTTACCGCGCATTTTTATACCAGTAATATCATCTAGATTTGATATGTCATCGCCGACAACTACTAGAGCAATCATGCCCATGCTTTTATGTGGTGTACACTGATATAGATATACTCCTGGTGTGTCAAATGTAATAGCAACTTCTTTACCATTCTTTGATTTACGTGGTGCTTTCCATCCATTTGGACCAGAAATAAATTCTACATTGTGACCTTTGCTTTTTGGAACCCAAGTAATAGTATCACCGACATTAATACGTGCAATATCTTCTGAATATACCATTCTTGCACCGTCATCGCGTTTGTTAAGCATTTCAATTGTCATGTCATCGGAAAATGCTACTGTTGATGTAGTAATGAGTATAGCTGCTGATAATAATAAATTTTTCATTAGTATCTCCATCCGTCTCTTGGTATTTCTATGCCCATTGATATTTGTCTAATATCACCGCGACAAATTCCCATGTCTTGTAGTTCACGATCAGTACATGAACTTAATTCTCTATAGACTCGATAATTCATTTTAGGTGTTATCGAATCTCTTAGAGTGGTATACGCATCTGCAATTACATTACAAAATGCACAATATGTTTGTGTAAGTACAGTCATTATTATTTCTCCGTCATTATTCGTTTTGCTTCAGCATGATATCCCATGCGTGTTAATTCTGCTGCGGCTCTAGCCCGCCCTGCTGCTTCTGTAACGGCAATCATGCCAATCCAAAATGCTAGTAGAGCTTTTGTAAAGTTATTCCAAATTTGTTGTGTAAGTGTATATGTATATGTAATCGCGGTCATATTAGACCCATCCTTTCAAGTTTTCATTTGCTGTTGTTTGCCAAGGAGCCTTACCAGTTTGTATCATTCGTTGTCTATGTTCTAATTGAACAAGATCTTTTGAACTTGATAACCATTTATACTCTTTTGACTGAGATGTGCTATTCCACATCCATGAAGTAATTGCATCAATTAAGAAGTTCATTTAGTAACTCCACGAATAGCCGAATGATTAGCTAACATAGGTGCTTGGTCATACGCCATTAAGTATTCATAGACAAATTGCCAGTCATTTCCGTACTCTGTTTTGGCATAGGTGAGCATGTCTTTTTCATTAGAACTAATTCTAATTTGTCCAAGCAAACTCACTAGGCCGGAAAATGTTTCTTTAAACATTAGGTTCTCCTAGATTAAGTTCTGTTGATGCTTGAGGAAAGCAATACCCCGGAACTTCCCCGGCGGTGCAAGTACCTTTGGTACTCGTCAATCACTTGTAACGGATGGATAATCCGCATTGTCTATCCAATGTGTCTATGTGTGTCGAATAGTACAGCATGGCTGCCCTATTCACTCTTATTTATTAAAACTAACTTTATTATAACGTCTATTTGAGCATAAATCAAATGCATTTTTCAAATACTCGTTATGCATATTGTGCATACCATCTTCGGTTGACACTAATGTAACAGAACTTTAATCTTTCTTTTCTTGACTTATATTTTAAGTATGCTATAAATAAAGACGTAGAGCAAAAAAAGTTCTACACTATTATGATGGCCCAACAGGGCATTAACCAAATAGGAGATAAAAAATGGTAAAATCATTCGTGGCGGCTCTCTTGACCGTCTTTGCAGTTGCATCCGTAGCTGAAGCAAGAGAAATTAGAATTGTAGGATCCTCTACAGTTTATCCTTTCACAACAATCGTAGGCGAAACATTTGCCGCAGAAGGCAACACAGCTCCAGTTATTGAATCAACTGGTACTGGTGGTGGTATGAAATTGTTTTGTGCAGGTACAGGTGCAAGCCACCCAGACTTCACAAACGCAAGTCGTGCTATCAAATCAAGTGAAGTAGAGAAGTGTGCGGCAAACGGCATCACACCATTAGAGATGATGGTAGGCTATGACGGCATTGTGTTCGCTAACTCAAAAGAAGGCCCAGCAATGGAAGTAACTCCACGTGAGTTGTTCCAAGCACTAGCCAAAGACGTTCCACAAAAGAACGGCAAACTAGTTCCAAACCCATTCACACATTGGAACCAAATCAATAAAAGTTTCCCAGCAATTAAAATCGAAGTACTTGGACCTCCACCATCAAGTGGAACAAGAGATGCTTGGAGTGAACTTGTAATGGAAGCAGGCTGTAAAACTTATGGTTGGGTAAAGGACCTTAAGAAAACAGACAAGAAAGCATACAAAGGTATCTGTCACGGTATCCGTGAAGATGGTGCGTATGTAGAAGCAGGCGAAAACGATAACCTTATCATTCAAAAATTGACTAACAATCCTGATGCGTTTGGTATCTTTGGATATTCATTCCTAGACCAAAACACAGATGTTATTCAAGGATCTCCTATCAGTGGAGTTGTTCCAACATTTGAATCTATCGCAGATGGAACATATCCAGCAAGCCGTGGACTATATGTATATGCTAAGAAAGAGCATATGGG